CCGTCCGAAGAACTATCAGAAGAAGGACGGAAGCCTATCAAGACTAGGGGAAAAGTGGGAAGAACTTTGCAAACAAGAAAAGGTCCCGACGAGTACCCAGAGCCTGAAAGTCAAGGTTGGTGAGGAACATGCTAACCCTAGTTCTGTACAACAGGTAAAAGATTGGTTATTCATGTTAGGATGGGAACCACGAACATTTAAGTTTATGAGGGAAGCAGATGGCACCACAAGGAAACTGGAACAAATACGTAAAGACGGGGAACTCTGCCAATCAGTTCGTGAACTGGCTGAACAGGAACCTGCTATTAACCTGCTTGATGGCCTCACTGTTCTTTCTCATCGTATTGGAGTCATCAAGGGCTTACTTGAATCAGAGGACGATGGATACGTGCAAGCTACTGTTGCAGGGATCACTAACACCTTCCGCTTTCGTCACGCCCGACCATGTGTCAACTTGCCATCGGTTGATCGACAGTACGGTAAAGAAATAAGAGAGTGCCTGACAAGCCCAGAAGGTTACACTTTGTGTGGTGCGGATATGACCTCATTAGAGGATACAACCAAGCGTCACTACATGAAACCACTTGACCCTGATTACGTCGAGGAAATGTCTAAGGAAGGGTTTGACCCCCATCTTGACCTTGCCAAACACGCAGGTGTCGTTACACAAGATGACATCGACAAACATAACTCAGGGGAACGCAGCCTAAAGGCACTACGTAAGAACTACAAGGTCGTGAACTACAGTGCGACTTATGGCGTAGGTAAGCAAACCCTAGCCAGAAACACTGGTATGTCTGAGAGCGAAGCACAGACGCTCCTAGACGCTTTTTGGTCACGTAACTGGTCTGTTGAGAAGGTAAGCAAAGATGCACGTACAAGAGATTTATTTGGCTCTATGTGGCTTTACAATCCTGTGTCTCGCTTCTGGTACTCTCTTAGAAGTGACAAGGATAGGTTTAGTACCTTGAACCAGTCTACAGGTGTCTACTGTTTCGACAGTTGGCTGATGTATTGCAAAGGACTAGGCTTGCAAATGATTGGTCAGTTTCACGATGAGGTTATTGTTCTAGTAGAAGAAGGAGAAGAGCAAACAACAAAACGTAAGATGGAAGCTGCGATTGATTTACTTAATGATGAGTTGCAGTTGAATGTACCCCTTGGTATCGACGTACAGTTCGGAAGGACATACGCAGATATCCACTAAAATATTTTTCGTATTCGCTTGTGGATGCCGAAAATAAGTTATATATATAATTACCGCTATGATGAAAGGAACTCGACACATGGCACGATACACACTAGATATGGTACTTGAGTACGCAAAAGTTTTCCCTGAGAACGCAGATATGGGAAACACAGATGGCCCTGCGTGGCAGAAAGCTATTGCTGACAAAGGTGGTCAGTATGTAGTGAACGCATACTTTACCAACCAAGAACAGATCGACAAACTTATGATGGATGGCTTCAAGGCTACAGTCATGGGTAACTCTCGTATCAACGAGGGTAACGCTGATTTCGGTATTGGTAAATACATGAAGATCAAGCGTGGAGTAGCTGACGACATTCGGGACTGGAAAGACCCAATGACAGGTACTAACGCTAACCTAGGTGGCCCTGTGAAGGTTGTAGACCTACGCCAAGGTCGTGACAATGTTCGTAAGTGGGACTTCACTGAGGATGGTGAACTGGGTAACGGTACTAAAGCTAAGGTACAGTTCGAGACATACTCCGATGGAAATGGAATCCGTCTGAACGGTATTGCAGTTACTGAGTTGGTGGAACGTACAAGCGAACCATCAGAAGATGACATGATCTTTGCGGCGGCAGGTTAATGCAAGTAGAAATCAGTTTTGTAATGGATAAAGATGAGGACGGAGTTACAGGCTCCGTCACCATTGAACGACAGGAAGTGGATAGCCTACATGATCTCTTACATCTATACCATGATGCTTGCCTCGCAGTCGGGTACTCCTACGTGGAGTCCATCGGTGCGCACAAAGAGGGTGGCGAATGTTCTTGGTCTAGTTTCTAATGGACTACGGAAAAGCATTAGTAGATGGTGACGTTTTCGCTTACCGTGCTGCTTATGCTACTAACGAAGGTACACAAGCTGAGGCGGTAGACTGCATTGATACATTGTTACGTATGGGTATTGAGCGTGTGTCTCAACTGCCTTACGAGTTTTCAAAGTATCAGGTTTACTTAACTTGTAGTGGTTACCAGTTCAGACATGATATTGCAAAGTCGCATCCGTACAAGGGAAATAGGTCACAAAGAGAAAAACCTACGCACCTTCAATACATACGTGACTATATGATATCTGACTGGGATGCAGTGGTTAGTGTGGAACAAGAGGCAGATGATTGTTTAGCTATTGAGGCAACACGGTTAAACTATGACTGTACTATTGTCTCTATAGATAAAGACATGCTTCAAGTTCCATGCTGGCACTACAACCCTGTTAAAGATGTAATGAAGAAGGTAACCCCCGACGAGGGAATTAAGTTCTTCTATACTCAGATACTGACAGGTGACTCTGTAGACAACATTTTTGGCCTAAAGGGTGTAGGACCAAAGACTGCTGATAAGATGCTTGATGGTGTCGATACTGAGCTAGACCTTTGGGATGCAGTCTTAAAAGCCTACGATGGTGACGTAGACCGTGTAGTAGAAAACGCTAGATTACTCTGGCTACGAAGGACGGAAGGAGAACTATGGGAACCACCAGACAACAGGCAATAAAGCATGGCTGGCGTTCTGGTTTAGAGGAAAGAGTTGCTAAAGAATTAAACGAAGCGGGGGTTGGGTATGAGTACGAGAGTGTCAAAGTTAAGTATGACGTTCACGAAACTCGTACCTATACCCCAGATTTCATACTCAAGAAAGGGTATATTATAGTCGAAACTAAGGGACGGTTTACTACAGCAGATAGAAAAAAACATTTGCTAATTAAGGAACAACACCCAAAGTTAGACATACGCTTTGTGTTTCAGAACTCTAGGGCTAAACTGTACAAGGGTGCTAAAAGCACGTATGCAGACTGGTGCGATAAGCATGGGTTTATGTACGCAGATAAATCTATACCAGAGGAATGGCTTAATGGCACTTAGCGATTACATCCAAGTCTATGACATGCTTGAGCAAGAGGATAATATTGAAAACCTCAGAAACCAAGCTAAGTATCTTTTGGTTGGTCGTGCTATGAATGATAGCAACCTGTCAGAAGAAGAGGCTATTGCACTTGCAGAGTATGCTACAGTTGATATGGGTATGGCAGAAGAAATGACGGTACACTGATGGGCAAACGATCTGACTTTGCTAGGGTAGCTAGAGACTACTATCCTACACCTATAGAAGCTGTAGAGCCTCTCATAGACCATTTACCGCAAGAGGGGTTTGACTACATAGAACCATGTGCAGGTGACGGTAGGTTGATAGAGCATCTATACCATCTAACAGATGGTCATGCTGATTGTATGTTTGCCTCAGACATTGAACCACAACGTCACGACATACACCAATGTGATGCATTACAACTAGACTTTGATAATGCGGAAATAGACTACTGCATTACTAACCCACCGTGGGAACGAAAGTTTCTACATGCGTTCATAGACCACTACATAGATATAGCACCTACATGGTTACTATTTGATGCAGATTGGGCGCACACAAAACAATCGTCAATGCTTATTACTTACTGCGCCAAGATTGTGAGTGTTGGCAGAGTTAAGTGGATAGAGGGTTCAAAGAACACAGGTAAGGATAACTGTTGTTGGTATCTCTTTGACAAGCATCACAGAGGTCCGACAGAGTTTTATGGAAGGTTGATTGAATGATCAGTAGAGAAGATATAGAAGCGTTTGAGTATTTCAGTCAGACGGAAATGGAAATGAATGTATATCAGAAAGCAGCCGCACAAACTGCCATATACAAACATGAACATCAAGTTATCTACCCTGCACTAGGACTAGCAGCAGAGGCTGGTGAGGTAGCCAACAAAGTCAAGAAGATACTACGTGATGGTAAGTTTGACCGTGAGGCTATTGCTGACGAGGTAGGTGACTGCTTGTGGTACATTGCAGCATTATGTCGTGATCTAAATGTTAGCATGTCAGACCTTGCTGCAAATAACTTAAAGAAGCTACAGGATCGCAAACAACGTGGGGTTATCAGTGGAAATGGAGACAACAGGTGAAAACTATAATGAAATGGTGGTGGCGTTGGATCAACTACCAAGCAACATGGCGTGAACATCGTCGTGTAATTAAGGAACTAAACAGACTAACAGACAGAGAACTAGCAGACATTGGTATCAGTCGTGCAGACATTGACCGATTGGTCTGGCTAGGTGAAGATAAATCAATGCGTGGACGAGGAAAAGAACAAGAATGAACAATATGCTCCCTACCCCCTATCAAAACTTTATTGCACTATCACGTTATGCCCGATGGACTGGCGAAAAGCGTGAGTCATGGTCAGAAACAGTTGACCGTTATATGGACAATATCGTTAAACCACTAACAGGCGAAGATAGTTACATCAACGACATTCGTGATGCTATCCTAGACCTACAGGTTATGCCATCTATGCGATCTGTTATGACTGCTGGTCCAGCATCAGCACGTGACAATACGTGTATGTATAACTGTTCATACGTAGCAGTAGACAAGCCTAAACGCTTTGACGAGGCTATGTTTATCCTGTTGTGTGGTACAGGGGTAGGGTTCAGTGTTGAACGTCAGTACATCCAGAACCTACCAGAGGTGCCAGAGAAACTATTCAAGTCTGATACGACAATCGTAGTTAAGGACAGTAAAGAAGGTTGGGCTAAAGCCTATCGTCAGCTTCTAGCATTGTTGTGGTCAGGTGAGATTCCACAGTGGGATGTATCCAAAGTACGCCCTGCTGGCGCACGACTAAAGACCTTTGGTGGTCGGGCATCTGGTCCAGCACCTTTGGTTGATCTGTTCAACTTTACTATCGACAAGTTCTTGGTCGCAAAAGGTCGCAAACTGTCGTCAATCGAATGTCACGACATCATGTGTAAGATTGGTGAAATCGTTGTGGTTGGTGGTGTTCGTCGCTCTGCTATGATCTCATTGTCTAACCTGTCTGATGATCGTATGCGTCATGCTAAGTCAGGACAGTGGTGGGAAAACTACGGACATCGTGCCTTGGCTAATAACTCTGTAGCTTACACAGATAAGCCAGATGCAGAGACATTCATGCGTGAATGGACAGCATTGATTGAGAGTAAGTCAGGTGAACGTGGTATCTTCAACCGTGTAGCATCACAAAAGCAAGCATCTAAAAATGGTAGACGTGATCCAGAACACAACTTTGGCACGAATCCATGTTCAGAAATAATTTTGAGATCAGCGCAGTTTTGCAACTTGACAGAAGTTGTAGTACGTGCAACTGATTCGGTAGAGGACCTTGAACGCAAGGTTCGACAGGCAACAATTCTAGGTACGATCCAGTCTACCTATACAAAGTTCCCATACTTGTCCAAAGACTGGCAGGTAAATACGGAAGAAGAGCGTCTGCTAGGTGTTAGCCTTACAGGCATCATGGACAACCCGCTAATGACCAGTGCTAATGCTGGCTTGGCTAAAACTTTGGAGCATCTAAAAAATGTCGCTATCTCTACTAATGCTGAATGGGCTGAACGTCTTAATATCCCTGTTTCTGCTGCTATCACTTGTGTCAAACCTAGTGGCACTGTCTCCCAACTTGTTGATTCTGCTAGTGGGATACACGCTCGTCACAGCCCTTATTACATCCGCACGGTGCGTGGAGACAATAAAGACCCACTTACACAATTCTTGATTGATCAAGGTGTACCTAATGAGCCTTGTGTGATGAAGCCCGACACAACAACAGTTTTTAGCTTCCCACAGAAAGCTCCAGCAGGTGCGGTAACACGTAACGATATGTCAGCCATTGAACAACTAGAGACATGGCTAACGTATCAACGTGCGTGGTGTGAGCATAAACCATCAGTGACTGTCTCAGTTCGTGACGATGAGTGGATTGAAGTGGGTGCGTTTGTGTACAAGCACTTTGACGAAATGTCAGGTGTATCATTCTTGCCACACTCTGACCATACGTATCAACAGGCACCTTATCAGGACTGTGAAAAATCAGACTATGAGATGTTGTTGTCGGTAATGCCTACAGACATTGACTGGTCTAAACTGTCAGACTACGAGAAAGAGGACAACACCGCAGGTATGCAGACTATGGCATGTTCTGGGGATAGCTGTGAGATTGTAGATTTAACATGATGTACGTGATGGTAAGCAGACGTAACTGCACATATTGTAACATGGCTAAACATCTTATAAATGCCACTGGGGGTAGTGTTAGTCACTACTCCCTAGAGGAAAGCAAATGGATACTAGACTTGTTTAAGAAAGCAGACATAAAGACTGTACCTCAGATATGGACCTCTAAAGGTGAGCATATAGGTGGGTTTACAGAATTGAAAGAGTACCTAGATGACAACCCGAAAGAGATTTAGTCGTGCCTTGTATGAGGCGTATGACGAACCTGCTAAGAACGCATTGGTGTCCCTACTAAAGAAGAAGGGTCACACAATAGTAAACACAGAAGAGAACTACTACGTTGATGTTGTCTCACAGAAGGGTGGCTACACCTATTTTAACGAGGCAGAGGTTAAGGTAGCATGGGATGGTGACTGGCCTACCCACTGGTCAGAAATACGCATTCCTGAGCGAAAACAGAGGCTCCTAGATAAGCATGGGTCAGAGAACGGTGTTCTTAACTTCTACGTGTTCCGCAAGGACATGAAGCAAGCATGGCGTATCAAAGACACATTGCTAACGAAAGAGAGTCTTGGTACAGCAAAGGGTAGGTACATCCGTAAGGGTGAACTATTCTTTCACATACCGTATACTTCCGCAGAACTGGTTGAGATAGATGGATGATGACAACGTGACAGACTTCCCTGTGAAGCCAAGAAAGACCCGACGAAAAACAAATTACAAAGGTGCAACCCAGAAGAAAACCTCTGGGATTGTACCACGTACAGATAAACAAAAGGAATTGTTGGATGCACTCAAGGAAAGTTCTCAAGTCTTTATCCTTGGCCCTGCTGGGACTGGGAAAACGTATGTTACTGCTACTTATGCTGCCGACCTCTACACGACGAAAGAAATTGATAAGATCGTTATCACAAGACCTCACGTTGCCGTAGGTAAAGAACTTGGCTATCTCAAAGGTGACCTAGAGGAAAAGACTAAGCCTTGGGCATTGCCTGTGTTAGACGTACTGGAAAAGCATTTAGGCAAGGGTGCTGTGGAAACAGGGATCAAGAATGGTAACATTGAAATGGCACCTCTTGCACTCATGCGTGGGCGTAGCTTCGATAATGCCTTTGTGATTGTAGATGAATCACAGAACATAACAACACATGAATTGAAAATGTTGTTGACAAGGGTGGGAGAAGGTACTACTATTGTGCTTAATGGTGATTCGCAACAGTCTGACTTAAAAGAGTCAGATGGTTTGTCTAAGGTAATACATCTAGCTAAAAAGCATCTACTGCCTGTACCCATCATTGAGTTTGGTGTCGAGGACATTATACGTTCTGACATCTGCGCACAGTGGGTTAAGGTCTTTATGAAGGAGAACCTATGAGTAACTGGCACGAAGCACCTGTGATAACACCTATGACAATAGAGGAAAGACAACGATCTATGGAACGTGACAACGTAAACAAACCCGCACACTATGGTCAAGGTAGTATTGAGTGCATTGAGTACATCAAGGACTTCCTAAACGACGACGAACTAATAGGCTACTACCGTGGGAATGTAGCTAAGTACCTACACAGATGGCGATACAAGAATGGCGTAGAGGACCTAAAGAAAGCCAGATGGTATCTGGAAGCACTAATTCAACAACAGGAGCGCAAATGAGCGTATACGAAGGTTTACTAATTGCAAGTATGGGGTTCAACGCTTGGGCCTTGTATCGAATAGGTAAGACAGAAAAAGACATAGAAATGCTGTACGAAGGTACTGCTATGTGCATGACTAAGTTAGGCATAGCAGAACAATAGACACAAAAAAGCCCCCCTAGGAATTAACCTAGGGGGGTTCTTTAGTTTTATTAGTCCTGTTTTCTAGTGAACAGGTTTCTTATACCTCTAGCTATCTCATTGGGGCTAGGAGCAAGCCACCCAAGCACCAAAAGGATTAACATGAGTGGGTCTATCTCAGTATTGTTTGTCGTACTGTTGTCCTGTTGTACAGTCTCTACAGGCCCCTCTGGTCTGAGGACTGGCCTGACTGACTTATCAACGCTTGTCGTCACGCCTTGGTAGTTCTCTTGTCCTACTTGTGTGTTTGCAGCAACATTTGTTCCACCACCCCCGAAGGGAATTAGACTGGATATGCCGCAACCAGATAATAATAAGGCTAATACTAACCATCTCATTTCTTGTTACCCATAGGCTTACCTGCCATGTAGGCTGTTGCACCCATATAAGCCGCCACAACACCTGTCTGAGCAATATAAAATAAGCCTAGTAGGTCAGCTAATGCAGACACTCTTGAATCAGACATGATAGGGGTAAATAGAAATATAGTAAATATGATCATCATACCCATAGCAACCCAAGCCATAAACTTCTGTGACTCTGCTTTTTCTTCACGTAACTCTATTTCGAGCATACGTTCTTTCATTGCTATTTCTTCGGCTGTAACAGTTCCATCACCGTCAATATCAAAGTCAACCACCATTATCGAGTCCTTCTGCTATGCGTCTGTTCGTAGTTATTATAACTATCTTACCTCTGTCATCGTAGACAAAGTATTTGTCACCGTGTTTTACTATCATTCTACTGTCAGATAGAGTATTAAACCAAGTATAAAAACACCAACAATAAAAGTAGCTATACCTGCTGTCCAGTTTATTATGGCCTCTATCATTTCAGCTTTACGATACTCTTGCTCTTTCTTTTCCTTACGTATCTTGGCTTCTGTAGCGACAAGGGAATCCCATGCCGATGGCCCATAAACGAAAGAAATATGAGATCGCAACTCTTCACGCATGGCATCTGCTTTACGCTTCGCATTCCAAACCTCAAGCGCCTCTGCTTCTACTGACCCACTCATAGATTTCCACCAAGGTGGGTTGTTAGCTTTCTTCTCTGCTTGCCCTAAGTCGGACATTGCGGCACCCCATTGAGACAACTGACCATGCATATCTTGCAGGTCTTTTCCCATCTGTATGCCCTTCTTGATGGCGTTGAAAGCAACTGTAGCACCACCAATAATAGTAACTGGGTCCATATGACTATCCTCGTTAGGTAGTCGGGCTATTTAGTTAGTGCATCGTCGAGTAAGATGATCTCAAGTTTCTGTACTTGTAGTGTTAGTTCATGTGTAGTGTTTATGTTCCACCCTAGCAAACCAACAAGGGCAGCAAACAGAACACCTACCAGTGCTTTATTATCCATTTGATCTCTCTAGCAACCTATCTAGTTTTGCGTCGAGTGCCTCAATCTTATCTATTACGTAAGTCATCTGGTCCTTTTGTTCCATCTTAGTTACGTACTCTTTTGCTATTTCTTCACGGGTTCTGTTTACAAGTATGTTAAGTCTATTTAATTCTACCATGCAACTACGGATGACCCAAGCGATAACACCTACGCCACCAGTAAGAATTGCGTTCCACAAAACCGTATCTTCTATCATTCTGGGTAGCTATCCCAGCTTAGTTGAAAGTGCGGCCCATCAGGGAAATTAGTCCAGTCAGCACCACAGGTAATGTCGATCTCTAGTTCCTCTGCTGCTGCTTTCATGGCATCAACAATAGGGTAGAAGTAGTCCCAGTCCCACGACACAGGGTAAGGTACTAGATCAACTGCATGACCTGTTAGGTGACGACTACGTAGTGTTGTAGACTTACCCTCTTTCAAGAGTTGTTTCTGACGTTCTATGTGTCGTATACCTTCCAGAACAGAGAAGTCTTGCTCTGATATTTCTATGGCTCGTTTTACAACAGCCACTAGGTCAGGATGAACACCTGATAGTTTCTGTAAGCTACGTGTCCCTAGTTTATACCCCATTAAGCTATCCTACATACTAAATTAGTGTTTGTGCTATAACCACGACCCATATAAATCCACGTTCCATAGTTTATTGTTTTCTGTGTGTAGTTGCCTGAAGAAACGTCCATGACAACAAAATTGTTACTTGACGCATCTATTACGTCAAACAATGCTGGGGAACCTCCCCAACCTCCCGAATACATAATTGTATATGACCCGACAGGAAATTGAGTTATACCTGATGTCGGAACTGAAACTAAATCTTCAGTCGCATCGTCAATAGCACCTTTAACTTGTGCAGGGGACACCAGACGTTTTTCAGTATTTGTACCTGTTACCCAAGTGGCATCCGAGTGGTCTCCCAGAACTCCAACTTTTGTGCCAGATGTGTTTGCTACCTCTGTGTCATCAAGTACGTGAACTAAGTTGTTTGTCTGATCTACATATAGAAGATTAATCCAATCATCATCTGCTTCATTACGCATCTTTAAGATGTTTGTATCAGTCTCATACCAAAACATATTGGCATAAGTTGTTGTAGGGGCCGAAGTCCCAGAGTTACAACTTGCTAAGGCTTGTAGTGCGTCATTAATGTCGGTCCTTGCACTAGAAGCCGTTTGGTTAGCGATTACAAAGTCATGTTGTGACATATGTTAATACTCCACTGTGGCACTTAGTGCCGATATTGACGGGCTTATTTTTGCATTAGTGTTAGACAATATTGCCCTAAACTCAATATATCGTCCAACAATTTCACCAGAAGCATCTACCCAAGTGGCACTAGATAGTCCACCTGTTGTAGTAGCTGCCCTTGCTTGTATCTGAACTGCGTAATCTGCAAAGTCTGCATCCTCGTCTGTCCAAGTGTCCCAATTATTAGGCCAAGTGTCCCAGTTATTAGGTATGTCGTCCCAGTTTACTTCACCACTTACAGCATCCTGATGTTTACGTGACACTGTAATAGAAGATGACAGCCTAACAGTACGTGAGGTTCCTACATCAAAGTATCCATCGCCATTATGGTAGAACTCATAAGTTCCTGTAGAACCTGCCGTAGCATAAGAAGTCATAAACAACTCGCCACCAGATACTGTAAGATTAGACTTAGAACCACTAAAAGCTGTACTTTCTGTATGGGTATCAGACTGACCAAGTTGAGGTAACTCAGACGATGAAATAACTGTAGATGCAGCAGATGTACTTTCGTTACCTGTTTTATCTACAGCCGATACAAAGAACTTACCAGCTAATGCAGGTTGAGTAATAGAGGTAGCAGGTCTAGCAATCTTTTCTACTTTTTCTAATACAGATGCATCACCAAAGTTAGCTGAACTGTTAGAAGAATAGTAAAGTTTGTAGTGCGACAAATCTAAGTCAGATACAGAGGGCCAAGTAAAAAAGGCTGTACCACCAGATAAACTATGCGACAAGCTAGATGGTGCAGAAGGTGGTGTTGTATCAGCAGTTACATTAAAGGTTGTTGTTACAGGATCACCTTTAAATCCTAAACCGTTTACAGGAGTTACCGACACTGTGTAGTTAATAGCAGACTCATTAATACTTGGGGTATCAATACCAACTATCTCAAACCTACCAACGTCCGTACCTTCGCCAACAAGAATTGACTGTCCCACAGACCTAAAGTTAGTATCTGAGGTTTTCTTGTATTTAACGATAACTGAGTCGATACGTTCAATAGAAGAACTTGTGATCTGAGCAACAAGCACGTTAATTACGTTTTCGTTGACCTCACGGTACTCTTGTGAAAGACTAACGCCAATAGTAGGTACATCATAGTAAGGTAGAAGTGTGGTATTATTAGATAATACAGTTTGTTCGTCAGCAACACTAAAACCAAAAGCGGCAGAACTGCTTTCACGTAAGTTCAAGTTTATCCTAAGATCGCCGTTATCAGGGTCAGGGTTAAGTCTCCAACCTATAACCTCAAAGGTTTTCTCTGAGCCAGAACCCCAACCATACCTCTCGTTACGGAACTTAATAAAATCCCCAACCTCAACATCTAGGGCTTCCAAACCGAAGTCTGCTGACATGGAAATCTGTTCTCTACTACGGAACAACATCTGTTTTGCTAGTCTTTGTGCTGCTATGCTGTTTGTAGTGTATGGCAACGGTAAGTCCATCGTAGTTTCTACGTTGTTGTCATCTGTTAAGAACACACTAGACGAAACTGGTGGGTAGTCTCCACTAATCCAGTCGTTGTCTTTGTCTATAAACGTACCAGTAACTTTGTTGAAATTATCCCTCATAGACGCTTTAGTTTGTAAACTAATAGGACTACGTAGGTCGTCAAGGGTGAGTGTCTTGGTAGGTGTAATAAACTCACCAGCGTATAGCTTCCAGTATCCACCACCCCAGAATAAAGATCCACCACAAGCAGCAACAAAATCTGTAAGTACATCACCTACAGGTTGACTTAAATCAACGACACCGTTTACTTGATATTGCGCAGACCCATCAGATAAAACATCAGTTTCATCACAGACATCAGCAGCAGCCTCAAAACTTGTGTAATCAATTTGATCGTCGTTAAGTCCATAGGAACTTGTTAAGAAGTCTCTGATAACCCATGCAGCATTACTTGTATATACAGCAGATTGTTCAGTACCATTAGAAGTTTTGACGATCTTTTTGCCCTTAACTACTGCTGTAATTGTTGGCAAGCCATTGGCATAAGCGTTTTGATCATAAGTAAAACGACAGTATAAGTAAGCTAAACCCTTACCAACAAAATCTGAGGTTGCACTTGTTTCTGCATGTAGTGTGTCAGATAAGTCAGAGGTACTGTTAGCAAAGTTACTCTCTGCGTCTACCTGATTACCTATATGCTTATAAATCTTCAAGAAACCATTGTAAGGCTCAGAGGTAACGTCCTCGTTAGACATAGTAACAACTTCGTCATTAATGTAGATGTCACCTATTTCTTCAACTTCGTGTGCAGCTAGTACAATGATTTGGTGTAGTATTTTGTTGTTTTCACCTGTACTCTCTAGGAAAGTAACAACACCACCTTTACGTACTTGACCATATACAACCTGTGCAGAAGAAGTAGCACCCCTCGCATTAGTAAGAAGTCCACCAGAACTCCCAGAACTACCAGAGTTTTGTTTAGGTGCTAGGGCTTTTAACAAAGCGGAAGTTACAAGCGTAGTAGCAATATAACCAACACCATAAGTGATAAGACCCATAGCTGTAAAAGTAAATGTAGTAGAGACCGCAATACCCATCTGACCAAGTATTAAGGCACCGACCTGCATAGGCATACGAGGAACTCTTGACCAGTCGTTACTGTACTGTGCTTGTGTAATACAACCTAGTTTATATTTATTAGACATTTGGTACCCAACAGCTTTCTACATCCCCTGCATGTAATTTAACCAGTCCATTTTTACTCAAGAACACGCAACGTGACCCAAGAGATATACCCATAGCAACACCTATAACCCACCTTTGGGATTTCTTTGTTGTTACTAGGCTACCAAACACAGGTCTGTCAAAAGGTTCAAGTTTAGATGATACGGCTCTATTGAAGTCA